ATATTATATTATATTATTTTTAGAATTATTAAAAGGGTGAATTGAATACTGGGATAATAATAGAACTAATAAAACAGTTGAAATAGTGCAACTCTATTACGACCAAAATATTTAGCCCGGTTCTAAATAAAATATGTGTAATAATTATAAAAGAAATGGTTGGTCTAAATAAGGTTTTTTTTGAATCTGTTATAATCGCAGTCATCAATGTAGTCGCTGTTCATATGGCAGCTACTACTTATCGTCTAAAATGGGAAGGTGTCCTCCTTGTTATGGTATTTGCCTCACTTATTAGCGGTTGGATTGCTCATCTATTTTCTGTTAAGAATGATATGCGTCTAACTAATATGGCATTGTCCGATGCAACAGGTATTCTTATTACCGCTGGGCTATCATCAATCGCAATTCTAGTTATGCTAACTATGAGATTTAATTTGCCCGAAGCTCTCGGTATTGCTCTTCTAAGTGGAGGTGTTTCAGCTTTTGCTCGCAGCATTATACGCGACATGTAAAATTATTAATTATACCAATCGAAAAATAAGAATATAAATATTAAATACATATTTATCTGAAATAGATATGAATATAATACAACAAAGCAGCGGCCAAGGAGCTCTTTTTGAACTCGTTGCTCGCGGTAATAAAGATAAATTCTTCGTTCAAGACTCTAAAGATTCGACTTTTCCATACGATGGGCGCTACGAATCTTCTTGCCATCATCTAGCTGAAAGGCGAACTATTGTTCCATTAAACCAAACTAAATTTGGCAGTAGTTTTGAGGTTGAAATAGATGCCTATGGTGATATCCTTACAGAATGTGCTTTTGAAATTGATTTACCATCATGGATTCCTCCTATTCCTATAATTACAGGTGGAAATCAAGTTACTCCTGAACGCGCCAATAAACTGTGTTGGATATCCGATTCCTCTGGAAACTCTTTAGGTTCTCCGTCAGGTTATTCCTATGGATATGCAAATTATGTTGGATATTTTCTTTTTGAACGCATCCAATTCTATCAAGACCAATTCCTCATCCAAGAATGGAGTGGTGACGGACTTTTGGCTAAAACTCTGACTGAAGGTTCATGGAACTCCTCCTTTTTAACTCAGGTTATTGCTGGTTTAACTGATTCAAATTATCCACGTGCTATCGCTTTAAGAGCTACTCCTGGACATCTTCGCATTTGTCTGCCATTGCCTGGATTACAATGTCCTAAAGATGGCGGGTTTCCTCTTATTGCTGCTCAGCATCAAACATATCGCATTAAAGCCACTTTGCGCAAATTAGAAGATTTAGTTGTAGCTGTAAATAATGTGACTAGAGTATATGATCTAAATGAAAAACCTACTCCATGGAATCAGGGGCAAATGTACTATACAGGGGTTGATGGTTCTACTTTATCATTTAAACCATTATCTCTTATAGAAATAGGCCAACCTACTATTTTATTATCCACTATTCAACAATATGTTCCACCTACAGCACAAGCTGAACTTCGTTCTTCTGTTATTACTATTCCTTTCAGAAGGCAATTTGAAAATATATTTACCTTTGGAGAATTAGATTATAAGCCTCTTGATTCTGGCGGTACTGCTATTGTAACAAGACGATTAGATGGTCGTCATCCTACTGAACGCATCCTATTCTTTTTCCGTAATTTTACGGCTCTTATGCAAAATCAATTAGATAACTTTGTAAATGATAGACTTATACCAGGGGGCAATGAAATATATAATCAGTTTTATTCTGAAATTAAACTTATAATTGCTGGCAAAGATCGTGAAGAATGGTGGGGACCAGATGTATGGGACACATTAAATGCATTCTGTAAAGATGAACGCGATACTGGATATAATATTAGTTCTATGAAATGGTCACTTGGTGAAAAATACGGGACAGAATATCCTGCTCCAAGAGAACCAGAAGGAACTGTTAATTTTACTACTGCTGATAGGCCTACACTACATATTAATCTCAATAATATTAATCCTGGATATTATTCTAAATTGCGTCAATCCGAAATGCGTGTCCTGACTGAAGGATGGGCTATTTATGAATTCCGCGAAGGGCGCGGGCGACTTATGTTTGCTAATTAATCCTCAGGCCTGATGAAATAATCTTAATATATATTTTTACTATAATATAAGATTATTGTTTAAACCCACCCTTAATCCATGTAACAACTTGATTTGTATCAGATGTTGCTAATAGTGGCTGAGGTTTTCCATTTACAATTGCTAAAAAACTAGGTATAGTTTTAATTCCACAATATCCCGCTGTATAATCATGTTCATCTATATCGCATTCATACCATTTTATTTTATCACTTAATCCAAGTAGCATTGGGACATTAATATTTTTACATGGTTTGCACCATTTAGCCGAAAACTTGACTATAACAATTGGATCGGGTTTTTTATTAGTATTACGCCCAATAAACTCTTCAAATTGCTCTTGGCTCTGGAGGGGTATCATCTCCTCTTTGCTTCTTTGCTGAGCTAGCATCCTTATTCTGTCGTAATCTTTGATAAGTTTTTACTAATCCAGACACAGCAATTAATGCAATAGTTCCTACAAAAATATATGCTAAATATGACGGTGATTGTATTTGACCACCACCTTCTAGAGCCCCTAGTTTGGCTGCTTCTTTAAGTGCCCCTGGAGTTACTGAATTCATAGTAGAACTAGCAACACCTGCTAAAGATGATAATTCTCCAACTGATTTAAGAGTATCTATAGCTCCTTCGCCTAGTGTTTTTATAGTTTCAATTCCTTCTTTTCCTATTTGTAAGGCATCATCTGTAGTTGATAAAGCTTTTGTAGCAATTTGTTCTGCGCCTGTTATTGTTGAAGTAAGTGGTTGAATAATAGGCCCTATAGTTGTCTGAACAGCAGATTCAATCGGCCCTAATAAGTTTTTAATTGGGGCGGTAATATCTGATTCAACACTACCTATCATATTTTTTATAGGAGCAGTAATATCTGATTCAATTGTACCCACTGGATTTTCTGCCAATTTTGTTACCTTGTTTGTTATAGATGATATATTACCAGTTATGGATTTAATAAAGTGTATAATACCTTGTAAAAATGGGAACCTCTCTTCTAATTTATCCAAAAATGATTTCTTTAAGTGCTCGGGTTGAGGAGCTCCAAAATATTCCCAATATTGTTCAATAATAGATTCCGTTTTAAAGAAGAACTTGCCTAGATTAAATAACCAATATAGAATAACGAATGGGGCAAGTATTACGGAAATTAATGAAATCAAACGGATAAATCCTAGTTTACTATTTCCTGTTATAAATGAATCTATTCCAAATAATCCGCCAAATATTAATGCCAATGAATAAATCAGGAAATTAGCATGTTTAGGATCATGTTTTTCCGCGGATAAAGATCCTGCACCAATTCCTTTCGGACCCATTCCAGGAATCCCTAGGCCGTATATTTTAACAACATCCTTATTAAAAGAAGCCTGTGTAGCATCATAAATCCACCATAACCCTATCCCAAGTATATTTACAATAATTTTTGCTAAAAATGTTAGCGGAGACCGTAAATATAAATGATCTAATGCTAAAACACCACCTAATACTGACAATACCCAAAATAGAGTATATGATTGATTACTCTTCCAGAAAGAATACTGAGTTCTATCAAAGATCCCCATTACTGCTGTCTAATAGAACTTTTTTAGTCATATTTTTTCATTTTAGACTTAGGTATATTCATTAATAATATCATTATAGCATTATAGTATTATATAGCATTATATAGTAAAAATAACTCCGCCAAATCCATTAATTACACGGAATACATTATAATTAGTAGAATAAATTACTATATGACAGTTACCGCGTTGTTTATCTTCAGGAATTTGTGGCATACTTAGTATTGGATTCATCTCAATTTGCCATTTAATACTATCTATTCGACTAGCATTCATAGTACCAGTTGGTTGCATATCTTCTGGCCTTAAAGCAAAACTATAACAATAGATATAGGAATTAACCGGAGTCGTAGTATGATAATCGTAAGGCTGCTGGAGTCTAAAATATTGTGCTGGGCGTACCTGGAATCTATCTTGACCATCCAGTTGTAATAGCGCTGTTGATATCAGATCCGTTCTAGATTGTCCATTATTAAGATAAGACTGTACTACTGGTGATACTGCTTCACCAATTGCCAAACTACTATAATTAAAATACTCATTACGATTAATCATTTCATCACGTTGGCATAAAATAATGAATTCCTTAATAGGATGATTAAAATCTACATCAATTGATGCCGTAGTTTGTTTGTTAGTAATAGCATATGGAGGAGTATATTGTACTTGTTCAATTAAATATTCATGTGAAGCACTAACAAAAGTACGTCGTTCTTCAGTATCTAAATAGACATAATCACCCCATAACATCATACTTACAATAGATTTAGTACAATCGGGTTGAACTGTACATAGCGTATTAGAAGACTGAGGGATATATAAGAGCGTATTAAGAGGCGCTAAAGTAATATTAATACGGATTGGACTATATTGTAAAGCAAGGAGTGGTAAATATAGACCAGGATTGCGACAAAAATAGAATTGGAGAGGAATTTGGAGTCTGATACCTGGGGAATTTAGACCAGGGACTAAATTAGGAGGAGTATAAGGTTCTACACGACCAACCATCTCATTTAGAGCTTGTCGCTGTGAAGCAGGAGTAGATAATTGCGTCCATACCTCCATCCATTCTCCAGTTTGTTTATCAATCTGTTGTTCTCCAACTTCAAATGTAATCTCTTGAATTAATGCGAAACCAACAGCATTTGTATAAGAAATAGGATTCCCTGATTGATCAACAATACGAGGAAGAGTAACATCTAAATAGACACGACCTAGCAGATCTCCGCGACGCGGAATAAGACATGTAACCCTCTGTCCAAAATTAGGAGTTCCATCAAAATACATTGCCTGAGATTCTATCGCAAAGTTAGTGTGACGACGATATACCATCTTAAAAAATGTTAATTGCGGATTTCCCGTTAAAAATACATCCTGTTTTCCTTGCGCAACTAATTGTAATAAACCACCGCCTGCTGGCATCCTGTTAAATGTTCCGGATATTTAAGAATTACTAAAAAAGTTTCACATATTCTTATTATATCATCTTCGAAATAGTATTTAAGGAAAGATTTATAATACTCTCAAAGGATTCTAGATGAGTTCGAACGGAGCTATATCAATTATAACCGACAATTTAGTTATCAATAAAGTATTTGCGGTTCAAGATGATGGTAATCCATGTGCCCAGGGTCAAGTATTAGTAACACAAAGCGATGGGACTATGGCATATAGACCCTATGATACAACTGGTGTATTCTGGTATGATGTTCCTGCTGAAACTGATGTTTGTATGAAGGCTCATTCCATTTTAGACTGTCCTAATATGGTTTCTACTATTACAACTGATGCTATATTAACTAATGGAAACTGTATTAATCTTACAGAAGGTATTGATGGAAGTGGTAATAAATCATATGATATTACCACTAATATTACTGCTGGGCTAGGAATTCAATTAATTGATAATGGTTCTGGGGGAATACAGATTAATAATACTGATTCAGGATCACTCTGGTATGAAGTTCCTGCAGGGACTAATGTAAACTTTTCAGGAAATCAATTAGAAAATGTTGGAACTATTTCTAATTCTATGGGGGTAGGGGCAGGAACAATAGATATATCTGGTAATCTGAATATATCAGGAAATATATATAATGATAGTGGATCAGTTATTATAAATGATACACTTGATTTATCTGGAAATAATATTACTGGTGTTACAAATATTATAGCAACTGGTGATATATCAGGAGGAACAATTACAGGGCAAACTGTTAATTTTACAAATACAAATTTAGCAATTACTGCTGATAATAGTGGAGCCTTAAATTCAGGAATTGAGATTACAGGGAGTGGTACAAATGATGTATCTATCAAGACACTATTAGCAGCAACTGGGAATTTATCAATTACAAATAATCCAGATGTATCTGGCGGATTGCTACTAGATATTACAGGTGGTGGAGCATCACAATGGATTATAACTCAAAATAATGATGGTATAACATATACAAATGATGGATCTGGTGGAAATATTGGCATTGATACTATAACACCAATTGCATGTGTAGATGCTGAAGGTGGATCTAGTGGTGTAAATGGTAGATATTTTACAGAATCAGGTAGTACTTCAAATATAACTATACCTACTGGTGTAACACAGATGTATGTAGAACTTATTGGAGCAGGGAATGGAATTAATTCAACCTATAATGCAGGTTATTTTAAAGGGTATATTGATGTAACAGGTAAGGAAAATTTAAATGTAACTGTTACAGTTTCTGATGCTAGTGGATCTATTATTACAGGGCCAGCTTCAGCATTTTCTATAACTGCTTCTAATGCTTTATCTGGGGCAAATGGAACTGTTAATAAATCTGGTACTGGAATAACTAGTTTAGAACAATATTCTGGTGTAACAATTCCATCTTATTTATTGCCAAATTATGGAAGAGGACAAGGAAATGGATTAGTCTATATTAGTTTCGGCCAACCATCTATTCGAGCTACAGGTGATATTATTAGCGGTGGTAATATTGTATCAAATGGTTCTGTTGATTGTAATACACTTGTTGCTTCTAGTAATATTACAGCAACAGGTTCTGTATCATGTAATACTATATATACACAAACTATTAAATTAGCAGAAATACTATACTCTAATGATACTACAGCGCCATCACCTCTTCCTATTCCAGTAGCACCGCCATCAGGGAATATTACATTATTATCATTAATTCAGGAAAAAACACCTAATTACCCATATACTTCAGGATATGTTCGTGTAAGTATATTAGTAGTTGGTGGCGGAGCTAGCGGTGCTATTCCTATAAACTCTGGAGGCGGCGGAGGTGGTTCAGGGCAAGAAATATCTGGTATATATTATCTCCCTGTTACAGCTGATTTTACTATTAGCCTTGGGAATGGAGGAGTAATTGCTGTGGGAAGTAGTGGTGGAAATCCTGGAGGAAATACATATATAAATTTTCTTACTCAAAATATTAATATAATAGCATATGGTGCACCAGGACTTCCTGATACAGGGCAAGGAGGTAATGGGTATTATGGAGGTGGTGGAGGCGGGGCTAGTTTAGGAGGGTTTAGTGGAGGTATTTCATATATTGGAAATGGATTTGGAAGAGCAGGTCATCAATTTACAGGTGCATATAATGGTGGTAATGGAGATGGGCCTAATAGTGAAGGTGGTACTGGTGGTATTGGTAATTCATCTGGTCAATATGGCGGTGGTGGTGGTGGAAGTTCCTCTATAGGTCAAGGCGGTGCTGGTGCAAGTGTATCTACAGATAAAGGTAGTAATGGTATAAATGGTAGTGGTGGAGGCGGCAGTAATAGCGGTGGTAATTATAGTGGTAATGGTGGTTCAGGTGCTGTATATATACAAATATTTAGTGTATAATTTAAAAAATAAATATTTAAATTATAGTGTATAACTTAAAAAATAAATATTTAAATTATAATGTATAACTTAAAAAATAAATATTTAAATTATAATGTATAACTTAAAAAATATACACATTCCTGAGTATAAATAACTGGTATTAATAATTCTCTTAGTACTACTAGATATGTCAGGAACATCGCTCGATGTAGATTTCCTAACTCTTCGGAATATAACGGCATATAATCCTGATGGCAGTTTTGTACAAAATGGTAGTATACTTAGTATAGGGCAATTTGGAGAAGTAAAATGGACCGATATCGCTTCTACTGTACAGACAAGTACACTAATAGCAAGTTATATTTCATCGCATATTGTTTCTACAAGTATACTTAATGCTACTAGTACTGTATTAGTAGGTACACAAGGTGTTACTATACAAAATCAAAATCCAGTAGGGGTAACAGATGGCTTACTTGTAGTAAGTACTAATGGCCTACTTGGAACAAATCTATATTTTAATGGAGGGCGGGTACTTATAGGTGGTGGTACAGCAAATTACTGGGATACAGCTGATGGTAATAATATAGTAAATGTAAATGGTGGCGGTGTTAGTACAGTTGGTGGATTATCTGTAGCAGGTGATACGAATATTACTGGCCTTACTACTATTACAAATAGTCTAAACATGAC